GTAGATTTTGGAGTTATCTATGGGGTTCGTACCTTGGATGCTCAAAAGAAACTATATGAAGCAGGACGCTCACAGACTATGCGCAGCAAACACCTTTTACAAGATGATGACACATCTCATGCTGTAGATTTAATGGCTTACGATGGTAAGAACCCATCGTGGGAATTGACTATGTATGATGACATCGCAGATGCTATGAAAGCTGCAGCTAAAGAAACTGGGGCTAAATTACGTTGGGGAGCCGCATGGCATATAGACAATATAACTGACTGGAATCAAACTATGGAAGAAGCTATGAATGCTTATATAGATTTACGTAGGAGTCAAGGCAGAAGACCATTTATTGATGGTCCTCACTTTGAATTAAATTAAGGAAGCGTAATGGATGTTAAACTCTCTATAGGACTTGCAGTAACTCTTGCAGCTCAAATCTCTGCAGCGGTATGGTATGTGGCTCAGACTGATGCTACAATTAAAGACCTTACATCTACTGTTGCAGAACTAAGCAGTACAATGGCTATTAAAGAGTCAGTAAACTTAAAGAGAGATGTTGATGCTAACTCTACAAATATTACTAGTATTGATTCTGACGTAAAGACACTAGGTAATCATATGGCAGTAGGAATTGGAGATAGGAATGATGTGCTTAGAAGAATTAGTATACTAGAAACAGAAGTAAAGTTTATCCAAAAAGAATTGGATAGGAAGTTTTAATGGTAAGGAAGACTCTATGAGACAACTAACAGACAAACAACAAAAACTTTTATCTGTTCTCTTTGATGAAGCAGGTGGAGATTTAAATACAGCAAAGAAGATTGCAGGATACGCTGAATCATCTAGTGTTGCAGATATTGTGAAAGGTTTAAAGGAGGAGATACTTGAAGCTACACAATTATTTATGGCACGTAACGCACCAAAGGCTGCCATGTCAATGACAGGAGCTATGCTTGACCCAACAGAGTTAGGTATAAAAGAAAAGATGGTAGCAGCACGAGAGATACTAGACAGAACAGGTTTAGTAAAAACAGAGAAGATGCAAGTGGAAGCAGCAGGTGGTGTAATGTTGATGCCACCGAAAGCACCAACAAACGATGACTAATAGTATAGGCAGGTGGAAGTTACCACAACCAACAGATATAAAAGAAGATAACGAGTGGATATCTATACCACGTATTGCCAGAACTATACCCTTCGGTTATGTACAAGATAAAAATGACCCTGACGTTTTACGACCTGTACCTACTGAATTAGATTTGTTAGATAAAGCCAGAAAATACGTAAATCAATATTCATATCGACAAGTGGCAAATTGGCTAACAAAACAAACAGAACGCTATATATCACATGTAGGTCTGAGAAAACGGTTGGAAAATGAGCGACAGCGTAAGAACCAAGCTAAAGGCATTCGCCAGTGGGCAGACTATGCAGAAAAGGCAATCGCCAAAGCGAAAACCCTTGAAGAAGAAAGAACTGGAGCAAAAGCCACAGGTTGAGATACAGGAAGTTTCATATGAAACATCACCTCAAGAAGAACACGCTAATGTTTTATTTAAACCGAATGAAGGACCTCAGACAACTTTTCTGGCAGCAAGTGAAAGAGAAGTGCTTTATGGCGGTTCAGCAGGGGGTGGTAAGTCTTATGCTATGCTTGCCGACCCTTTACGGTATATGGGACATCCTTCGTTCAGTGGCTTACTTTTGCGGCATACTACTGAAGAACTGCGGGAACTTATATTTAAAAGTCAGGAGTTATATCCGAAAATATGGAAAGGCATCAAATGGTCAGAACGAAAGATGCAATGGACAGCCCCATCGGGGGCAAGACTCTGGATGTCATACCTAGATAGGGATGATGATGTTTTACGATACCAAGGATTAGCTTTTACATGGATAGGATTTGATGAACTTACTCAATGGGCAACACCATTTGCTTGGAACTATATGCGAAGTCGTCTACGTTCTACTGCACCAGACCTACCCATCTTTATGAGAGCAACAACAAACCCCGGTGGAAGAGGTCACGCTTGGGTTAAAAAAATGTTTATAGACCCTGCACCTTATGGAAAAGAATTTGATGCAACAAATGTTGAAACAGGAGAAATACTACGCTACCCATCTGGACACGCTAAAGCAGGAAAGGCTTTGTTCAAAAGAAAGTTTATACCTGCACGATTATCCGACAACCCATTCTTATCAAAGTCAGGTGATTACGAAGCGATGCTCCTCTCCCTACCAGAGCAACAAAAAAGGCAACTACTGGAAGGTGACTGGGACATTAAAGAAGGTGCAGCTTTTACTGAGTTCAACCGTAGCATTCATGTTGTCGAGCCTTTTAATATTCCATCTAACTGGGTAAAGTTTAGAGCTTGTGATTATGGTTATGGAAGTTACTCAGCAGTTTTATGGTTTGCTGTATCGCCTAGTGAACAACTAGTAATATACAGAGAATTATACGTATCAAAAATACTAGCTACAGACTTAGCCGACATGGTATTAGAAAGAGAAGCAGGAGATGGTAACATTCGATATGGTGTTTTGGACAGTTCTTTGTGGCATAAGCGTGGGGATACTGGTCCTAGCTTGGCTGAACAAATGATTAGCAAAGGATGTCGTTGGAGACCGTCAGATAGAAGTAAGGGGAGTAGGGTTGCAGGAAAGAACGAAATACATAGAAGATTGCAAGTTGACGAGTTTACTGAAGAACCACGTATGGTTTTTTTCAATACTTGCACAGATACTGTTTCTCAATTACCGTCAATTCCATTGGACAAAAAAAATCCAGAGGATGTAGACACAAAAGCAGAAGACCACTTGTATGATGCTCTAAGATATGGTATAATGTCGAGACCAAGGTTTAGTATATTTGATTATGACCCAAGTATGACTAGAGGAAATTCAATGCCGATTGCAGATTCTACTTTCGGATATTAAGGAGACTAAATGGCTGAAGAAGATATAATGATGGAAGAGGAGTCTGTAGCGTTAGAAGATACAGATGATTCTACAATAGACGATGCTAACGTAGACAGTATTATTCCTTTTGTAATTGATAGGTATAAGCGTTCAGAAGATTATAGATATCAAGATGAGCAAAGATGGTTAAAAGCATATAAAAACTATAGAGGATTATATAGTTCTGATGTACAATTTACTGAAGCAGAAAAGTCTCGTGTATTTATAAAAGTAACAAAGACTAAAACTCTTGCAGCATACGGTCAAATAGTTGACGTTTTATTTGCCAATCAAAAATTCCCTTTATCCGTAGAACCGACAGAACTTCCAGATGGTGTTGTAGGCTATGTAAACTTTGACCCTAATGAACCTGACCAAGCAGGGGAAATGAAAAGTCCGTATGGGTATGCAGGAGGTGGAAAAGATTTGCGACCGGGAGCAACGGAAATATCCTTATTGGATAAACTAGGAAGTTTAGAAAATAAATTAGAGCCAGTAAAAGACAAACTTAAAGAGGGTGTGGGCATGACACCTTCTGCTGTAACATTTAGTCCTGCTATGGTAGCTGCAAAACATATGCAAAAGAAGATACATGACCAGTTAGAAGAGTCAGGTGCAAATAAACATTTACGAAGTTCTGCATTTGAAATGTCTCTATTTGGCACAGGCATAATGAAAGGACCATTTGCTGTAGACAAAGAATATCCAAATTGGAATGGCGAAGGTACATATGACCCTACATTTAAAACTGTACCACAGGTAAACTATGTATCCGTCTGGAATTTTTATCCAGACCCAGACGCAAACAATATAGATGAAGCACAGTATGTAGTAGAAAGACACAAGATGTCTCGCTCACAACTAAGAGCATTAAAGAAGAGACCATACTTTAGAGAGACTGTTATTGATGAAGTAATAACAATAGGCGAAAACTACAATAAAATGTACTGGGAAGATGATTTATCCGACTACGCACCTGAACATGGTGTAGATAGATTTGAAGTTCTAGAGTACTGGGGCATGGTAGACACTACACTTATAGAAGAACATGGTGTTGATATACCACCTGAATTACAAGAGTTTGACGAGTTACAGGCAAACATATGGATATGCAACGGTAAACTTCTACGAATGGTGCTTAACCCCTTCAAACCTGCAAAGATACCCTACATGGCTGCACCTTATGAGCTTAACCCTTATAGCTTTTTTGGTGTGGGTATTGCAGAAAACATGGATGATACACAGACGTTGATGAATGGCTTTATGCGTATGGCTGTAGATAATGCAGTATTATCGGGTAATC